CGCAACGCTACATGGAGACGCACAGCATCAGTCAAAACCAGTTCGCCGCCAAGGTCAATCTTTCCAGCGCGGCACTGAGCAGCTACCTCAATCAGAAGTATAAAGGCTCGGTGGAAGCCGTCGAGCGGCAGCTGAGCGAGTTCTTCAAGCTGGATGAAGAGGCCGAGGCCGCCGCCGAGAAGACCGCCAGTCTGCTGCCCCGCGCGGCATATGTGCCGACCAGCATCAGCGAGGATGTCTGCCAGAGCATCCGCTTTGCCCAGTTGGAGCATTGCATGGTCGTTTTGCACGGTGATGCGGGTGTCGGCAAGAGCAAGGGCGCACAGAAGTTCCTGCGCGACCATCCCACGAACGCGGTGGGCATCAGCATCACACCCAGCACGGGCACGCTGAACGGCTCCATCAAGCTGCTGGCCCGCGCCCTGCGCGTGCCGGAGTGCCGCAACAAGATGGATCAGATGATGGCGCTGCGTTCCCGCCTTGACGGCACGAACTGGGTCATCGTCATCGACGAAGCCCAGCACCTCAAATATGCGGCGCTGGAAGAAATCCGCTCCCTGACGGACGACAACCCCATGACCGGGGAGCACGGCGTCGGCGTTGTGCTCATCGGCAACAGCGAAGTGTACAGCCGCCTGCAGGGCCGCCAGCAAGCGCAGTTTGCGCAGCTATTCAGCCGCATCCGTATGCAGCGCGAGTACACCACCCGCAAGGTCAAGGAAGATGACGTGCGGAAGCTGTTCCCGGTGCTGGCCGAGCAGGACGCCCGCAAGGAAATGGACTTCCTGTTGAGCGTCTGCCGCAGTCCGTGGGGCATTCGTGGTGCAATGAACCTGTACACCAACGCGGCCAGCGCCAACGATGTAAGCTATGAAAACCTGTACCGCATGGCCGCCCACATGGGCATCGGTATGCTGGGCGCAGTTTGAGGAGGGGAGTTTTTCAGATGAATTTGAAGTGCGGATATTTTGCCGTGGGCGGCATCATGTGCGGCTCTCTGGTGGGCATCTTCGTCGGAGCGTTGGCCGTGAACGCCAGCCTCGGCTACATGATCCTGCTGCTGGGCGCGTGGGGGCTGTGCCTTTACATCACATCGCGCAGCCTTATGGACGATGCCCGCCACGAGGAAGCGGTGCTGAACCAGCCCGCCGAGGAATTTGACGATCCCGACGAACTGCCGCCCCTTTACTGGGAGGGCTATGACCGAGGCTATGAAGACGCCCTTGAAAGCATGGCCTACACCCGCCCGCCGCGTGTGCGGCCACCCAAGAGCAAGAAAAAAGGTGCTTAGTTTAACAACACCCCCTGCGGGCAAATGCCCGCACCTTAATGCAGCCGCCCGGATGGGCGCGGGTCTCAAGCCCCGGCAAATGCAGAGAGAGGAAGGAGTGTTCTTGTGAAAAAAGAAGATTGGGAAAAGGCCAAGAGTAGACTGCGTGCTCCACTCGGACAAGTCGATTTGCTGTGCGATGGGTACAGCGTCACACTTGTCAATGAGTGCATCAGCATGTTCCGCAACGGAATAGCAGTGTATGTCAATGGCGAAATACGCGGTTCATGGTTTGTGCAAGATTGCGAGGAGCGCCGGAGGTTTATCCCTCAAAAAGAAACTTCCTTGATGACCCGCAAGCAGATTGCCGCTTATAACAAGATGCCGAAGAAAGATCGGGGGCCACTTAAAAAGTTCCGCGAGGAAACCTTCACGGCCTATCAGACACACTGGACGAACTGGCAGGCGCTTGTCAAGCATTTTGAAGCCAACAATGCCGACATCCGCCTTGTCACGCCGCAATAAAGCAAAGGAGTACATATCTATGGCAAGAAAGAAAGTAACCAGCGTTCCGGCACTGGCCGACTGGGGCGCAGTGGACAACGCCCTGCGGGACATCCGGGAATGCCAGCACACGCTGGCGGAAATGGCTGTCCAGCGTGACCGCCAGATCGACAGCATCAAGGCCGACTACGCACAGGGGGCTTTGCCGCTGCAGAACCGGGTCAAGGCGCTGGAAAGCGAGGTCAAGGCATACGTTGATCTGCATCGGGCCGAACTGGACGGCAAGAGCCGCGCTCTGAACTTCGGCACTGTCGGCTACCGTGTCAGCAGCAAGCTGATGCTTGCCAGCAGCCGCGTGGCCGAGACCATCGCCACACTGAAGGTGCTGGGGCACACCGAGCTCATCAAGACTACCGAAACCCTTGACCGCGAGGCGCTGAAACGCCAGCCCGGTGATATTTTGCAGCAGGTGGGCGCTTACATCCGCACGGTGGATGAGTTTTACTATGATGTGAGCAGCAAGGAGGCCGATGCATGATGACTTCTATCGCAGGCGGACTGAACACGGGCATCTGGCTCTGTGCTGTGGTTCTGGGTGCTACCGGGAGCGCCATCATCGTAACGGTGGCGGCATCGCTGCTGTGCGCAGGCGTGAAGTGCATCGTTAAACATTTTAAGAACGGCGGCTGACGCCGGGAAGGGAGGCTACTTATGGCCGGGAGCGGATGCAACGCTTATCAAATCCGAAAAATCTACGCTATCGGCGGCGCTCTGGGCATGGTGAAGCGGAACGAGGAAGACGACTTGCTGCATGAGTTGGTCGAGGGCATGACCGGGAAAAAGAGCATTAAAGCCTTGACCTATGGCGAAGCCTGCAAAGTCATCGGCGAGTTGGAGGGGCGGCAAGGAACGCCCCCGCCCCGCAAAAGCGGAAAGCCGCTCCGCAAGACCGCACCGGGCCACACCAGCGAGGGGCAGCGGCGCAAGGTCTGGGCGCTCATGTATCGGCTGCAGGATGCCAGCCCCAGCAAGGCCCCGCTCGGTGACAGGCTGTGCGCCATCATCAAGAAGGAACTGGGCATGGATGCCTTCCCGAAAGACCCCTTCGCGTGGATCAGCTACAAGGACGGCAACAAGCTGGTCGAGGTTTTGAAGGGCTACGTCAAGACCGCGCAGAAGAGCCGGGGTGATGCCGATGGATGAGTGGGAAATCCACCCCGACGATCTTTCCCCCGCCCAGCGGGAGGTGGCCGACCTCATCGGCTTTGAGAACTATTTGAAGCTGATCGACGTGTACGCTGCCGAGACGATCTACATACCGAAGCGCGACAGTTTTGAGCGGATCGCCCGCAATCAGCGCATCGTGGAGGAATACAACGGCGACAATCTGAAAGCCCTTGCCAAGAAGTACAACTTGACAACGGTGACGGTGCGGGCCATCGTGGACGAAAAGCACCGGGAAATTCGGGCGAAACCCCTTGATGGGCAAATGAGTTTTTTTCCGCCAGAATGTAAAGTAAAATATTAAAATGCTTAATCTGGCCCATTTTTCGAATCGTGAGTATCATTGGTTATAGAAACCGGTGATACTCACGATTTTTTAGTTTAGGGGTACGGAACATGGAATTTGATGCGGGGACGTGGTGGCTGATCGGAGTCCTGCTGACGTTCTTGATTGGGGCGTTGGGCTGGATGGTAAAACGCAGTCTTGACAAAATCGAGCGGAAACTTGACAGTGCGGCAACTAAGGCCGAACTTGAAAAAGAGGTCGGCGAGTGCAAACAGCAAATTGCGGAAATTCAGCACACCTACACGACCAGAAACCAGCACCAGCAGGACTGGACTGAATGCCACAACGACATCAAGTCCATCCAGCGAAACTTCCTGACAAGGGAAGACTACTTCCGGGAGCAGGCAAAAACCGAAAAGAAGCTCGACCAGATATTGAACCTCTTGATGAAAGGACGACTCTCCGATGAATGAAAAAGAAATGCTGATGAAGCAGCTGCGTGCTAACGCCTTTCCGCACAATAACGGCAAGGTCATGCAGGCCATCAACATCATCCGGCACAGCTACAACCGCTTGACCGATGTACAGCAGGCGGCGCAGATTTGGGGCGTCAGCCAAGATGACTTCCTCGACTGCATCAATTATCTGGCGATGGCAAAGTACATCCAGCTGCGCACGATTGCGGACAAAATCCTTGTTCCCGACTTTGCAGACATCGGCTGGGATTTGCTGGAAGCCAAACTCACCGCCGAGGGAATCAGCGTTCTGTGTCACAAAACCAAGGACGAAATGATCGAGGTGTGATATGAGCAGTTGGCCGTTAAATGGCAAAAAGGGCGGCAACCGCAAGCACAGCAAGATCGACACCCTACCCCCGGAGATGAAAGCCACCGTGGAAGAGATGATAATGGATGGCAGTGCCACCTACTCCGACATCGTGACCTATCTGGAGCAGCAGGGGTACAGTCTTTCCGTTTCCAGCGTCTGCCGCTATGCGCAGGGATATGTGGAGAATCTGCAAACCTTGCAGATCGCGCAGGCCAACTTTCGCAATATGCTGGACGAGTTGGAACGCTACCCCGATCTGGACACCACCGAGGCGCTTGTGCGTGTTGCCAGCCAAAACCTTATGACCGCGCTGACCTCTAAAAAGGATGAGGATTGGAGCGCGGTCAGCGTCGATAAACTTATGAATCAGATCAGCGGTCTGACCCGCGCCGTCGCCTACAAGAAGCGCGTGGAACTGCAAAACAAGTCTGACATCGAGGCAGGCACGGGTGATCTGAAAAGCGCCCTGTGGAGCGCTATGGCGAAGGAACGACCCGATCTGTACAAACAGGTATCGGCCTACCTTGATCGCAAGGCACAGGAGGGCGGCGCATGAGTATGTACGCCCTGCAGGTTATGACCGGGATGGAAGCCGAAATCATGCAGAAGCTGCGCGGCAAGGGCGTGGACGCCAGATGCCCGCAGGAGCGGCGGATGATCCGGCGCGGTGGCAAATGGCAGGAACAGCTTTACACGCTGTTCCCCAGCTATATCTTTGTCAGCACGCCGGATGTGTACCGTGTCTATTATGCGGTGCGCGATGAGGACGGTGTGCTGCACTGGCTGGGAGCCACCAAAGGCACGCCGGAGGCACTGAGCGCCCGCGAGGAAGCCAACATCCTCTGGCTGGCCGGAGATGGCCCACTGCCGCCCAGCGAGGCGGAGGTGCATGCGGACGGCACTCTGGACTTTACCAGCGGGCCGCTGGCGCACTTGAGGGATTTGCTGGAAAAAGTGAACCGCCATGACCGCCGTGCCACGGTGCGCGTGCCTGTCGGCGGCGAGGATAAAACCATAACCCTTAGTTACCGTTTAAACGGCAGACAGGAAACTGCAAGTAATGCTGCGGCTGGTACGCCCCGCAGCGTGAACGCGGCGGACATATTTTAGAGGATTCCGGCTTGCAGCAAGGCGGAAATGGCGAAGCCTGCCCCTAAAATATGCCCTGCAATCCAGCCCTGCGCCATAACACCGTTTAAATGCGCGAGAGCGCCGTTCAAAAACGTTCAAACGCGGCGGGCGGCAAAACTGCCCGCAGAATAAGAGAACCGCGCACAGCGCCGTTTCTGGGGCTGTTTTGGGTGTCGAGAAATCGACGCCCTATTTTTATCGAGAAAGGAGCCGCCGATGCGAACAAAAAACGGCAGTGTCCGGGAACTGATTGCAGGAATCCGGCAGGCAGCCGAGCAGGAAGCGTACAATCCCGCCGAGGATTTAAAGGCCCTTCAAACGCAATATAAACGGCTGGGCAAAAAGGACTTTGGCCTTATGCTGGATGCAATGGCCGAGAAATACGCTGCCGGGGAATATGCTGCCATTCATGCCGCGCTGGTCGAAAAAGCCCGCAACGGTGATATTGAAGCAATCAAGATGTACCGTGAGATGCAGTCGAGCGGCGGCAGCGATGAGGTGGTGATCGTGGATGACGTCGAATAAAAAGCGTATACGGCTGTCGGAGATCATCGGCCCCGCCTTCTATGAGACGCACAAGCTGATCGACATGGGCGTTATCGACGAAGCGGTTGAAGCGGGCGGACGCGCCAGCTTGAAAAGTTCCTATGTCGGCACGGAGTTGGTGCTGCAGCTTTTGAAGCACCCGGATTGCCATGCGCTTGTAACCCGACAGGTCGGTGACACAATGCGTGACAGCGTGTATGCGCAAATCCTGTGGGCCATCGACAAGCTGGGGCTTACCGCAAAATTCAAATGCACACAAAGCCCGCTGCAGTGTACCTACACACCCACCGGGCAGCGCATTTTGTTCCGTGGACTGGATGATCCGCAGAAAATCAAATCCATCAAGCTGCCGTTCGGTTACATCGGCATCCTGTGGTTTGAGGAAGCCGACCAAATCAAGGGCGGTGAAGATGCGGTGCGCAATGTGCAGCAGTCTGCGCTGCGCGGCGGTGAGTTTGGCCTTACCTTTATCAGCTTCAACCCTCCGGCTGCCAGCCGCAACTGGGCGAACCGCTATGCCCGCGAGGAACGCAAGGGCAAGCGCATCCATCATTCGACCTACCTGCAAGCCCCTGCTGCATGGCTCGGCCCGAAGTTTCTGGCGCAGGCGGAGTACATCAAGGAAACGCAGCCGACGAAATACCGCCATGAATATCTGGGCGAGGTCGTCGGCAGCGGCACGCAGGTATTTGAAAATCTGCGGCTTGAGCCTATCTCGCAAAAGACTATCCGAAACTTCGACACCATTGAAAACGGTGTTGACTGGGGGTGGTATCCCGACCCGTGGGCGTTCAACCGCTGCCACTATGATGCGGCACGCAAAACGCTGTATATCTTCGACGAACTGACCCGGCTGCGTACCTCCAACGAGGAAACCGCAAAGCTGGTGCAGCAGCGTATTGAATCGTGGGAGAGCGTGACCGCCGATTCCGCGGAGATGAAATCCTGCGCCGATTACCGCGCTTTTGGCATCCTCTGCCGTGAGGCTGTCAAAGGGCCGGGAAGTGTGAACCAGAGCATGAAGTGGCTGCAAGGGCTGGCAGCCATTGTCATCGACCCGCATCGCTGCCCCGACACGGCAAAGGAGTTCAGTGAATATGAGTACGAGGTTGGCCGTGACGCCACAGTGCTGCCGGGGTATGTGGATGCAGACAACCACCACATTGACGCCGTCCGCTATGCTGTCAACCGTATCTGGATGCGCAGAGGTGCATGATGAAGAAATTTCGAAAATGGCTCATTGACCGCTTTTTGCCGCGCTGGGCCTATGAATCGCTGCTGGAGGAACTGGCAGCCGCCAACAAGAAGCAGGAGGAACTGCGGCAGACCGTAGAGCAGCAACAGTGCTATATTTCCGGGCTGGAATATGCACTGCGGCACATGACACCGACTGTCGTGGTGGAAAGCCATGAAAAAGAAACCAAAGAAAAAGCCGGATAAATGCCGGGGCTGCCCTTGGCGGGCGGCGACAGACTATTGCCTGTGGCCGCGC